ATGTTCAGACCGAAGTTGAACACTTCATTATACTTGGCAAAGATAATGGTTGCATCCATTGTGCATCCAAATCTTTATGATGCTGAATTGCAGGACAGCTATGGGGTAAAGACCCCCGAAGAACTTTTGAAAGAAATGATTGATGACCCTGGTGAATACAATGACTTTGCTGCATTCATCCAGGAATTCAACGGTTTTAATACAACCCTGGAAGAAAAGGTTGAAGAAGCAAAAAACTAATTGAAGAAGGTGACAGTGATGCAGTCTTTGCACATTATTGCTTGCATAGACTGCACATGTTACCTTCTGAATTCGTCAACCTTGACCCACAGGAAAAGGCTTTTATAATTGCTTCCATAAGAATCAAAATAGAAGCGGAAAAAGAAGAAGCGGAAAAAATCAAAAAGGCAAGGAAAAGAAAGTGATAATCTTGACAAGAAAGGCAGGTGATAAACATGGCTACAATCAGCACAGCAATTGAATTGACAGACAGAATGACAGCACCACTTCATGGTATTCTGAACGCTTTGAACCTTACTATTTCAGGGTTTCAGGATATGCAGAACACTGCTGCACAGGACATTGACACTTCTTCAATTGAAGCAGCAAGGGAACAGATAAACCAAGCTACTATGGCATTGCATGAACTTGAAGCATCAGGAATAAATGTTCCTATAAACACACCTGATGTCATTGTGCCTGAACCACTGATTGAACAGCCTGCACCTGTTGAAGTACCTATTTCCTGGCAAAGCAGCGGAATGGATATTTTCACGAATTCAGGTATTGAACGCTTTGAATCGGAAATCCAATCTGCAAATAATATGCTGAACACTTTGCACACAACACAGCAGCAGATTTCTGACACCGCTGCACAGACTGATTTGTTCCCTGACAACATGGTTGCTGATTTGAACAGCGTGAATAGTAGAATTCAAAGAATTCAATCCATAATTCAACAAATTGAACGCAATCCAATAAACCAGGTTGCTTCTGATGAAGTGAACAATGGTCTTGAAAGGCTGCGATCCAGGTTGAACCAAGCGGTTGAGCAGCAAAGGGAATTGAATCAGGCAATGGAAGAAATGGACATTTCCAATGCTAATGCAGCTTATGACCAGTTACAGAACACTATTTCTGAAATAGAAATGTATTTAAGGGATAATGTTGACGAACAAGGAAGGTTCAATCAAAGGATTCAAGAAGGTCAGAAACATGCTGACAATCTGATGTCAACAATTAAGAAGATGGCTGCTGCTTACCTTTCCATGAGAGCAGTTGTAAGGACATTGGACTTGTCTGATACAATGGCTTTATCCGAAACAAGATTATCCTTGATTGTGGATGATGGTGGTTCTGTTGAAGAACTGGAAAAGAAAATATTTGCTTCTGCACAAAGAGCAAGGGCGAATTACCAAGATACAATAGACATTGTTTCAAAGCTTGGATTGCTTGCAGGAAAAGCATTTACCAGTAATGATGAAATCATTGCATTCCAAGAGTTGATGAATAAAAACTTCATTGTCGGTGGTGCATCTGCCCAGGAACAAGCTTCTGCAATGTATCAGTTGACACAGGCAATGGCATCAGGAAGGCTGCAAGGTGATGAATATAGAAGCATCATTGAAAATGCGCCATTGCTTGCCAAAGCAATTGAAGATTACATGGTCAAGGTAAAAGGTGCAAAAGGAACAATGAAAGACTGGGCATCCGAAGGATTGTTGACTTCTGATGTCATTAAGGCTGCCTTGTTCAGTTCTGCTGATGAAATTGAGCAACGGTTCAACAGCATGCCAATGACCTTTGGACAAGTTTGGACTTCCATTAAGAACCAAGCATTGGTGCAATTCCAACCTGTACTGAAAAAGCTGAATGAAGTGGCAAATAATGAGAAATTCAACAAAATGGTCATAGGGGTTACCAATGCACTGACTGTTGTTGCAGCGGTAGCAACTGAAATTTTTGATGTGGTTGCTTCAATTGGTTCATGGGCATATGATAACTGGTCAACCCTTGAACCTATAATTTGGGGCATAGTTGCAGCAATGGCAGTTTGGAAGGTGGCAACATTGCTTCATGCAGCTTCTGTTGGAATTGCAGCAGCAGCCGAAGCAGGATATACAGGAATAAAAGGCATTGCAATTGGTGTAACAGCAGCATTGACTGGTTCAACCATAGCAGCAACTGCTGCACAGTGGGGATTTAATACTGCTTTGTTCTCCTGCCCTATTGTTTGGATACTTGCAGCACTTATTGCCTTGGTTGTCTTGTTTGTTATGTTTACGGAAGAAATCATGGGTGCAATCTTCTGGCTTGGCGCATTGTTCAAAAATCTTGGATTGTGGATTGCAAACCTTGGAATTGCAGCTTGGGAAGTCATAAAGAACATAGGACTTTGGTTTGCAAACTTGGGTCTGTCCATTTGGGCAGGAATCAAGAATGTTGGACTGTGGTTTGCAAATCTTGGTCTTGGCATTTGGGAAGTATTGAAGGCATGTGCAAGTAATGTCATGGGTGCTTTCCAAAATGCATGGATAAATATTCAGATTGGCTTTTGGAGTGTAATCAAGGCTATTGTTGAAGGTGTTAAGACAGCTATTGAATGGTTGAATAAGATACCAGGTGTTGATATATCCACAACAGGAATTACAAATGCAGTCAATAGTTATACACAAAAGATGGCTGAACTTGAAGCTTCAAAGCATCAGTATGAAGATATCGGTGAAGCCTGGGATAGAGGTTTTAACACTTACAAATATGAAAGCGTGTCAGAAGCTTACAATACTTTTGAATATGACAGTGTAAGTGATGCCTTCCACACATTTGACACCTTTGAAGAAGGTTGGGGTTCAAGTGCATATGCAGCAGGTGCGGAAGTTGGTGCAGGAATCAGCGATTGGATAGACAACAATCTTTCAATGAATGCGCTTCTTAAAAAATTTGGTGCAACAGCACCCGAATCAACTGCATATGACGGTACAGGCTTGGATGTATCACAATATCTTGCTGACATAGCTGATGATACCAACAGCATTGCAGGTTCAGTTGAATTGTCAGGCGAAGAATTGAAATATTTGCGTGACATTGCTGAAAGGGATGCTGTCAACAGGTTCACCACTGCTGAACTTACAGTGAACTTTTCTTCTGACATTAAAGCTGCGAATTCAGAAGTTGACCTTGATGGTGTTGTTGCTTACCTGGAAGAAAGAGTTCAGGAAACACTTGAAATGGTTGCGGAAGGGGTGCATGCTTAATGGCTTATGATTTTTATTTGGATGCAATGCTGTTGCCTGTTACCCCTTCAAAATTAACCATCAGTATTGACAACAAAAACAAGACCATGGTGTTGATAAATGATGGTGAAATCAATATTTTGAAGAAACCAGGCTTGACAGATATATCTTTTACAGCATTGTTACCACAGACAAAATATCCATTTGCAGTATATAAGAACGGTTTTCAGAAAGCTGATGTTTTCCTTGATAAACTGGAACAGTTGAAAGCAAGTCAAAAACCATTCCAGTTCATTGTATCCAGGACATTTCCAAATGGAAAGCTTCTGTTTGATACAAATATCAAGGTCAGCTTGGAAGATTATAAAATAATCGAAGATTCAAAGAATGGTTTTGATGTGAATGTGGAAATAAAGTTGAAGCAGTACAGAGATTATGGAACAAAGACTGTCAATGTTACCATCAAACAATCAAAACCAGTTGCAACAGTGCAAAACACAAGACCTGCTGAATCATCCCCTGCACCAAAGGTGACAGCAAAATCATATACAGTTGCCAAAGGTGATACACTTTGGGCAATTGCCAAAAAGTATTATGGTGATGGTTCAAAGTACACTAAAATATTTGAAGCAAACAAAGGTGTTCTGAAAAATCCAAATGTGATTTATCCAGGTCAAGTGTTGGCTTTACCTGTATAAGGGGGTGACACTTTGAATGTTGAATTGCTGATTCAGAACGGAAACAAAGTGTATGCCCCTGTTGTTCAGGAAGGCATTACATGGGATACGGAAAGAAAAGGTTCACCTGGAAAGCTGACCTTCACAGTCATCAAAGACCAAGACATTAACTTCACCGAAGGAAACCCTGTCAGATTGGTTGTTGATGGTGTGAAGCTTTTTTATGGGTTTGTCTTTTCAAAAAAGCGTGATAAACAGCAGAACGTCACTGTTACAGCTTATGACCAACTGCGGTATTTGAAAAATAAAGACACCTATGTTTACACAAACAAAACTGCATCAGACTTCATCAAAATGGTTGCTAATGACTACAACTTGAACCTTGGAACAATTGAAAAAACAAGCTATATTATAGCATCCAGGGTTGAGGACAACGCAACCTTGATGGATATGATACAGAATGCACTGGACTTGGAACTGATGAACAAAAAGACCATGTATGTTCTGTATGATGACTTTGGAAAGCTGACTTTGAAATCCCTTGAAAGCATGAAGGTTGGTGTGGTCATTGATGAAGAAACTGGTGAAAACTTTGATTATACATCAAGCATTGATTCACAGACCTATAACAAAATCAAGCTTGTATATGAGAACGAAAAAACAGGAAAAAGAGAAGTTTATATTGCACAGGATTCAAATAACATAAACAACTGGGGCATTTTGCAATATTATGATACTTTACAGGAAGGCGAAAACGGAAAGGCAAAAGCTGATGCACTTCTTTCACTTTACAATGTAAAGACAAGAAACTTGAAAATCACAAATGCCCTTGGACACTTATCAGTCAGAGCAGGAAGCATGGTTGTTGTGAACTTGAACCTGGGCGACATTGCAGTTCAAAACTTCATGCTTGTTGAAAAGTGCAAGCACACTTTTAATGAGAGTGAACACAAAATGGACTTAACCTTGAAAGGTGGTGAATTCATTGCCTAATCTAATTGAATTAATAAAGAAAGCAGCTTTGGATGCGGTTGAAGCTTCCAAACCCTGTGCAGTAATGTTTGGCAAGGTCACTTCCATTTCACCACTAAAAGTAAATGTGGAACAAAAGCTGACCCTTACAGAAGCACAATTGATTTTGACAAGGAATGTGACTGATTTCAAGACCAATATCACTGTTGACCACTACACAGAGAATGACACCCACAGTCATTCTTATACAGATGATGGCAGTAGTTCAACCACTGGAAGTAATACACACAAGCATCAAGTCAAAGGAAAAAAGGAAATCACCGTTCATAATGGCTTGGTTGTCGGTGATACCGTTCTTCTTTTGCGGATGCAAGGCGGTCAGCAATATGTTGTATTGGATAGGTTGATAACATGATACCATCAACTAATGGTTTTCTTACACAAGATTTTGAAATTGAAAAACAACCAAGCAAAACTTACAAAATGCATCTTGATGAAAGCATCATCCTGGGGTATGCAGATGGACTGGAAGCAATGGTTCAAGAAGTTTATCACATATTGAATACAGAAAGATATCAATATGTGATTTATTCATGGAATTATGGAATTGAACTTGTTGATTTGTACGGTCAACCAGTCAGTTATGTGATTCCTGAACTAAAAAGGCGAATCACAGAAGCTTTGACCTGGGATGAAAGAATCATCAGTGTTGACAACTTTGACTTTGAAGTGAACAAAGGAAAAATAACCTGTCGCTTCACTGTACACACCATTTATGGTGATATCGAAACAGAAAAGGTGGTGAATTTCTGATGTATGAAAACATGACTTATGAAGTCATCTTGCAGAGGATGCTTGACAGAGTTCCTGACACATTGAACAAGCGTGAAGGCAGTATCATATATGATGCACTTGCCCCTGCTGCGGTAGAACTTACTTTGGCATACATGCAATTTGACATGATACTGAATGAAGCTTTTGGTGACACTGCTTCCAGGGAATATCTTATCCGAAGGGCAAAGGAAAGAGGTCTTGAACCTGAACCTGCAACTCATGCAATATTGAAAGGCGAATTCACACCTTCAAATATTGATGTACTGAACAAAAGGTTCAATCTTGGTTCATTGAACTATGTTGTCACTGAACAGATTTCACCTGGTGTTTACAAAGTACAATGTGAAACAGCAGGAACGATTGGCAACCAAAGCTTGGATGACATCATTCCTATTGACTACATTGAAGGACTTGAAACTGCAAAGCTGACAGAAGTTTTGATTGCAGGTGAAGATGAAGAAGATACCGAAGTTTTCAGGCAGCGGTATTTTGCTTCATTCAGTGAAAAAAGTTATGGTGGCAATATTACCGATTATCTAACAAAGACAAATTCACTTCCAGGTGTTGGTTCAACCAAGGTCACACCTTTGTGGAATGGCGGTGGAACAGTTAAGTTGACCATCTTGGATTCAAATTTCAACAAAGCGACACCCACACTGATTGACTTTGTTCAGAATGCAATTGACCCATCACCACAGGGTGAAGGTTGGGGTATTGCCCCGATTGGTCATATTGTAACAGTGGACACAGTTGAAGAAGTGACTGTTGACATTGCTGCAAGTATAACCTTTGACACTGGGTATTCATGGGCAGCACTTCAAGCACAGGCAATTGCAACACTGGAAGAATATATGCTTGAATTAAGACAGGACTGGGCAAGTCAAGGAAATTTGATTGTCAGAATTGCACAGATTGAAACAAGATTACTTGTAATTGAAGGCATCCTTGATATATCGGGAACAACTATCAATGGTGTTGCAAGTAATTTGACCCTTTCAACTTATCAAATCCCTGTGTTGGGAAGTGTGACAGCATGAGCAGAGAAATAAGCTTAATTAGTTACCTTCCCCCCTTCCTTCAAGGGTACAGGGAAATGCAAGCAATAATGACCGCTGAAAACCCTGAATTCCAAGCTGTCAGTGATGAATGTCAGGTGGTATTGGATAACACATTCATACTGCACTGCAATGAAAGAGGAATTGCCCGATTTGAAAGAATGTTGGGAATTTATCCTTTACCAACTGACACCTTGGAATCAAGGCAATCAAAGGTTTTGGTAAGATGGAATGATGTTGTTCCCTATACCTTGAAATCATTCCTGTCAAAGCTGATATCCTTACAAGGGAATGATAACATCCAAATAACAATATTCAATGACCAGTACAAAATTCAGGTTGTCACACACCTTGAAAAACAAGGTCAACAGGATGCTTTGGCTTATCTGTTCAGAACAATCATTCCCTGCAACTTGGTTGTTGAATCTATCAACATATTGGATGTACAAACAAGCGGTAACATGACCTTTGGATGTGGTATCACCCATGCGGATATTGAATTCATCACCAATGACATCAATGAAAAGGTTGATGAAGTCAGTGA